CCATTAAACGGATGCGATCCCTCATGAATATATTAAATCCTAATTCTATGTCTGCATCAATGGTATCACCATCAACGACTCTTACTAATTGTGCTTGAAATTCATGTGCCATTGTATTCTCCTATACGTCAGTATCAAAAAAGTTAATCGTTTCAGTGTAAGGTGCCGCTGTGGTACCATCTACTGATTGTGTCTCAAACTTATGAGTTGTAGGATCTACGTTTTCAGAATAATCAACATCTGTATAAAGAATTTGTTTTTTAGTTCCAGTACCTCTGTAATAACGTATCCTAGTTGAAAATCCTAATGTGTAAATTATAGATCTTCTAGTGACTAAGTCACCCTCGTAATCATCATTTAGAGTAACACTCTCAAGAATTATAGGAGTGTCAGTTGAAATATCCATGGTTGGAATATCTTTTATTGTTACAGTATATTCCGGTTGGAAATATGGAAGTATTTGTTCTAGCATTTGTAATGCTTCATCTTGTGTTGAAGCAAGAATGTTTAATTCGATTCCAACCTTATATACGGATGGAGCACCTAATTTTGTAACAGATAACGTATCACCTACAATTGCTTTAGTATAATTCTTATGTTTAGATACACGTGCATTAGCATCATAGTCCATAGAGGTTATCTCAAATGACATACGTGGTAACTTCATTGCTATCTTAGGATCAGATGTTTGTTCGTTCAATCGTGCAAGAACTTTTCTTCTAGGTGCATATGAAAGAGGAACTTTAATTTTTTGTAGTATCTTTCCTGCACCATCTTTTTTAACAACTTCTAAGTCATTAAAAATCGATCCAAATACAGATACCATCCGCCTTGTGCTTTCATGATAATAGTGATTTTCAAACATTATGGATCTCCAAACGGATTAGATTCAGTAAAGTCTATAACATCATCACCAAAAACTTCTAATTCATCATTATCAGCATATGGATCTTTGTTATAGAAAGTTTTAATAGTACCACTTTGATCTACTGTAATATTTGAAGATGTTCCGGATTCTGTACCAACCAATGCTTGGTTAGCATCTGCATCCACAAAGAATGCTTTAAATGTACCATCACCATTTGTGCTTTGATGTGGAGATATAATAGTTATTCTATTTAAGTCTCCTTCCCAACCAGCAACATAACCTTGTACATTAATAGGATCACCACCAGAATCATTACTTCCAGTCCACTGTGTAACCATCTCACCAAGATCGTATGCAGTAGCAGCATTAAGAATATAACTATATGATGTAGCATTATCCCATTCGATTGCATCAATCTCATCCCAACCAGTATCAAAATGTTGATCATTGTATTCAAACAATTCAGCTGTAAGCGTATAAGTAGGAAGATTTGCTAATTGATAGAATGGAGATTTAGGTTCTACATATTTTATTTCGAATAACCTTTTGGTCATTGTCATATATAATAAGTCACCTTCACCAGGCTTGTCTCGAGAAACTGTTCCTGTAGCAATTTGCCCTACAGCACTTTCCCAACGATGTTTAGTTACCACAAAATTAGCTTGGTCTCTTATCTCTAAACCAAATTTAGCTAATTGATTACCATCCCCCTCAAATCCTTCAATATTCTCTAACCACATCTCTATTGGAAATGCTTGTGTGTATTGATCTAAAGTTTCATTTAGAATTGTGTCTTCTGATATTTGTTCACGTGGTATATATACTACGTCTTGTCCAAATATTTTAATGCTCTCAGTAACGAGATCTTCATAAAGATCTTGTTCAGATTTTACCGCACCTGAGAAATATACACTTGTTGCCATTAATTACCCCATTAAGAAGTTATCAGGCGACATCCATATCAACCTACACTCTTCTTCCAATTCTTTAATCTCTTCTATTGCGTCTTCAAACATCTGACGTCCATTTAATGTTATTCCACCTGGCAATTGAAATCCGTCAAACTTCATCATGTTTGCGCCCCATTGTCTCTTGAGTAATGCTGTAAGATATTTCTTTAAATATAAGTCATTGTATACATCACCATATGTTCCTGGATCTATTACAGAAACAACTTCAAGTACAACAAAGTTGCCAGCAAGTAAGTCATCAAATCCTTCATCAACATGGATTCTATTCATATGTCTACTAAAGCGTACATGCTCTTCACTATTTAATCTGTGATCTATTAATGATAATTTTTGTTGTGCTTGCTCATAGGTTTGCATTTGTGTAGATAAACCTTGCAACATGAAGATATCATTCATACGCATATGATAACCCATATCAAATAAACTATTACCTGTCGTGGAATTAATTTTTAACATACGTACTACTGACATAACACTATCAGCAACTGTTATATAACTATTCGTTATATCGGCTGCAGTAAGCTCGTGCTTTAAATATTCACGTATTGTACCGTCTGAATGAAACTCTTGATAGAATTGTAAGGCATCATCTGTGCGATCTTCTATTTGATCTTCATCTACATTAATTTCAATTACTGGCGCTCCTAAATTTCTTAAGCAGTAATCCTGTAATGTACCTCTTGTTGTTGGTTTAGCCATAATCTTTCCTTATCAGTATACACTTATTTATATAATTAATCAACCCCATTTGCAGCTTTAACGGCCGTAACATTAGCTTTATAGTCATCAGTGAATATTTGGAATGATACTATATCAAATAATAAATTTAATGATTGGGACAATGGCATTTTCTTGGCAACATCAATTATAGTTGTTGATGGAACATAATGAATTCTAAAAAATCCAGTTAACCTTGCTAATGTTGCTGCATCTGGATTTGTATGATGATTCTTTGTGTATAATTCTTTAGCTGCAGTTACATCACCTGTTGATAATAGTATAAAGTTAGAGTCTTTAGATGACTCACTATGTAAATGCACAAAGGCTAAAGCTACTGTCTGATCATATGTTAATCTACCTAATTCATATTCATGGTCATAACCTGGAGCTTTAACCGCAGTTTTTAATCTAGATAACCAGAAAGGTACTTGCATTTCTGCACCATCAGGAATTCCCCATGGCTGCCAATCTCTTGTATCCTTACGTTCATTAAATCTAAAAATATGATTTGTATATCTATTCACAGCAGTTAATACCGATGCTTCTGTAAACTGTGCATAACCATATGCTGTAGTACTACCTGCCCCAGCTTTATTATTCCAATCTGATTCTATACCAACTAATTCATCCATGAACCATAATACATTACCTGCAAAAAAATCATAATCAAACTCTGCTATATTAGCTTGTGTTCCAAGACTAGCATAAGCTGATGAATCCCAAACAACTAAAGTTCCATTAACATCAAATCCAGCATAGACTGTATCACCTTCTGATCCATCTGCATTATATAAATCAACCTTGACTATTTCGTTTTTTAATTCAGGTCTAATATTATTGCCACCACCTAAGGAAGCATATGTACCTTTACCTTGTTCCCAAAAATCTGTAAATCCATCTTTAAAGCTTTCGCCTGTAGCTACAACATCAATAAATTGGTATACAGCATTACCAGCATTTAGTGCAGCAAATTCAAAAGCATTTGTTTGATCATTAGTATTAAACCAATCGTATTCCTTATAGAAGTATGAACCTACAAATCCTTTTAAATAATTAAAGTATGATTCATCATAATATGGACTAGATGATACACCATACATTGGTTCATATATTCTTGACTTAATAGCCCAATAGATTGACATCTTATGCCCTGGAGTTAGACCATCAACAATATTAGTTTTAGGTGCTTTGTTTTGGAATCTTAATATATCATCGTATACTAAAACTGTAGCTTGAGTCAAGAATGACCCAGCTCCTGGACTGGAGTTTAGGAAAGTTTCCTTCTGCGAATATTCACGTGCTGTAGCTACGTGGTTTATTTGAGAATGTACTGGAGGTGCTATTGCCATAATTAAGAGGCCAAGGATTATTTTTTCTTTAATGTAGGTTTATTCCTTCTTTGATTAACATCAGCTGGATTCATACCCATTTTTTCTGCATCACCATACTTCTTCATTGCTTTATCTAGAGAGGCTTTCCTGCGCTTTGCACGTTTCATTGCCGCAGGACCCATTTCAGTTACATCACAATCACCTTCGTGTACTTTACCACACTGTTCACATAGAGATGCTTCTTCAGGCACACAGTTATTAACCATCTTACCGCCTTTACCTTTCTTCATGCCGGCTTTTTTATAACCGTCCCAGCAATCCATCTCCCATATTCTAAAGCTTTGCATATTAGTATCCGTATTTAGCCATAAGGTTTTCTTTCTCTTTTTTCTTAGGCTT